CCTCGGCTGGGTCAGGAGCCGCAACTAAATAATTACTAGCACTGCTAGTACGTGTGTTTTCAGCCACAGTTCCCTTGAGAACCTCCACATCGGTAGGAGGGCGTTCTGCTGGTCTGTCGGGTTCAATAATTAGTGGCTCTGGCCGTATACCTTTCTTAGATTTCTTGGATTTTTTTACAGGTGGACCTTCCGAAATGGAAGGAAATGCTTCATCTAAAGATGCGTAGCTCATTGGCTTCCCTAACCTATAGAATGAAATTCGCTTTCTAAAAATTTCTGCTTATCAAGCAAAATGTCTATGGACCAAATCTTATTAGCCTGTTTTTTCATAGTACTTTTTTTATATATAGCAAGTGTTCCCGCCCAGATTGAGACATTTGCTGTGGACCCTAATCTTCAAGCAACAATTACCAAGAAAGATAAAGCGGTGACATGTACCGAAGCCGCTTTAGCCTATACTACTCTCATGCGATACATAGCGGCTGATGTAACAGGTGATGGGGCGATTGTGTTAAAGAATATTCGGGATACTTTCCTTGAAGTTGATGATGAATGCTATAAGAAAAAAACATGTCCAGCAATCGGCCTTCGAGGAGATTTAGATCCAGATACGCTTTATAATGGTTGGACAAATCCACTAAAATGTCAGGTTTAAAGTAGGAATGTCACTAGCCACGTTATTACCTTTACCTATGAATTGGGTTACTGCTATACTCATTTTAATTTTAGCCGCAAGACCGGATAGCATTGACGCAAGCATTCGGAAGGTCTTAACATCCTGGCTAGGCGTTGTTGGTCTTTTCTCAGTCGGTCTCTTTGTATTTTTAACACAGCCTATTGTTGGAACTGCTATCTTTATTTTGCTATTTGCTTTGTTAGCCGAAGAGCACCGCCGCAATAAGAGGGAATACTTTGATAATCAAATCACATCGGATTTAGTAACTAGCCGTAAAAAGTGGCTAGTGGAGCAAATCTTGGATGAAAGACCCACTGCGATAAACGATCGCATGGTGGTTACACAGGCACCTAATTCTTAGACTATATTAGGGTGATGGATATGGAAAATATAGTCCTAGGGTTTACCACACTAGCATTAGTCTTTGCTGTCCTTCTTTTTAGTCTTTCGTTTGAGACACCGTACAACAAGCAACTCCGGTATCTAGCCCGGCAACCGTTTTTTCGTTTTTCCGCTTATCTATTGATTCTGCTGGGAATGGACTGGAATCCCGTCGTAGGAATGTTGACCTTCATGCTAATCACTTTTTGGTTCTATGATGTCCACCTGCTGAGTGCTTAATAATTTGCTGCTAAAGTGTAGGGATGCGGAAGCAAAAAGGTGGTGATGTTCCTTCAGCATTAAATACCTTAGCCGTTGGTGCGACTACAGGTGCGATTGGTGTTGCTGCGACGGCTACAGCGGCGGCCGCTATAGATCCTGTGACCCAAGCAGTTGGTTATCTAAGTGCTAATCCTTGGCTAGCGGGTATTTGCTATGTAGTACTAAACCTTGGAGGTAAGCATATCGCAATGAATTTGACTCCTGAGCAGGAGAAGATGTTGGGTTCTATGTGGATACGGCCTATCATTATTTTCTGCTTGTGCTTCGTCGCTACACGTAATATTATAACAGCATTTTGGCTAACAGTTGGCTTCATGCTGGTTTTCTATGTGATTCTTTACGAGGCCAGTCCTTTCTGCCTACTCCGTGTTGTACCGACTCAAGCAACAGTTGCGAAAGAGCAAAAGAAGGCGCAAACCGAGGGTAACAAAGGGGAGCAATCCATGGTTGCTCCTAATGGTCAGCCTCAAATGATTCCCTTGTTTATGCGTGGTCCTCTAGCAGTTCCTGATACGAGTATCGTAACAGAAGAAGCCAATTATATTAGTAATATTGCTAAGCTTTAGTTTTTAGACATTAAGTGTCAATGTTCCCCCTGCTACAGTGGACGCATTGGTTCTACGGTTGCGACGCCTCTTAGCCTCATCCACATTAGTCACAGATGTCGCCACGCTCTGCATCTCATCTAGAATGTTACTTACTTCCCGAAGGGGGTCAGACTCGGAACCAACACCTTCACGCAGAATATTCATGTTGATTGTCTGGGGAGAGCCCGAATCATTCGGAGGAAAGACGGGTGCTACATTTGAATCAATCGGCGGCTGCGGGGGCTGGCTCTGATTCATGCGTTCATTCTCAAATGCCTCTAGGATATCATCTACGCCTGTGGGTCCACGCATTTCACGACGCTGCTGACCCAATTGCTGTTGCTGTTGAGGAGCTCGGCTACTCAAATTGAAGGGAAGTCCGCCCATTCCAGGAGGACCCTGCTGCTGCTGCTGCTGCTGTTGCTGCTGCTGCTGTTGCTGTTGCTGTTGCTGCGGTTGCTGCGGCTGGCCACGGTTCATGGCCGCTCCTACAAACTGACCAAAGCCCGGCCCAGCCTGATTGGCCGCCGCCGTAGCAAACTGCTTCATGAGCTCCGGATTGTTGCGAAGAATATCATCCATGCCCGGAACCTTGGACTTAAAATACGTGTTGGTGATGTGGAACATAGCAGCAGAAGCACCAAGGGTCATTACTAGACGAACCTCCGGCGGCATCTTGCCCGCCTCCTTGTATTTGTCATACAACTCCTCAAAAATCTCGTCGTAGTCCTCAGCATTCTCGTGAACTGACTCAGACCAGCCCTCCAGATTCACATCAACCGGGTTAAAACGCTGATTTAAGAACTCAGCACCCGTGGCAAAGGTCATCAGCATGTTACGCTGGAACTTAAGGGATGCCTCAAGGTTACGAGAATCTACAACACGGCTGTATTCCGCCTTGATTTCATCTAGACTGTTAGCCATTGTCATACGCTGGCCACCCATACCCTTGCTGGAAAGACGGGACATACGCGTTAGATACGAGTTCTTTTCACGGGCCTCATCCTCGGCTGACATCTTGGGCTCGGCTGAAGCAGAAACAGTGCCAGAGTTGATGTCAAAGTTGATGGGCTGCTGAACAGGCTTTGAGAATGAGTCATTGCTAGAACTGAAATTAGGAACAGCAACAGATGGAGCAGAACTGACAGTCTCCATGTTATCCAGATTTACGAACTCCAAGTTTTCACTGAAGCTGCCACCGCCACCGGAGCCTCCATCAATTGTGATGGTAGGGCCAGAAGAACTTTCCTGCCGGGTTCCGATATTGATCTTATTAGTGTTTGTTAGCAGTGACATACCCATATCATCTGCTAGATCGCTGATGCCGCCAATCTCAATTTCGTTGGCTTTCTTCGCAAATTGGATCAATTCTTCGGGTCCAGGTCTAGAACCGCCGAAACTAACTGACATCTTCTGTTTCTTATTTCTAGACTATTTGGCTTTTCTTTACGCAGGGACTTCATGCCCGCCAGTTGTCCTCAGTAGCCAACAGTTGCTTCTAGAAATTATTCCTCCTGGAGTACGCTTATGTATTTTACTTATCTGAAATATGTCAATCTTATCCACAGTATATTCTTTCAAAAGATGACTATCTTCTTCTTTTGACCACGCAGTGCCTTAATTATTATAGTATTCTAGGGCTTCCATAACGTAGTAGACCAGTAGTCATTTTAAACGGGAGCAGTTAGACATAACTAATTTCTACACTATAAGTATAAAAATGGAGCAACACTGGATGATGGTATTACACTCAGTAGTAATTGGAATTATAATATGCGTAATTATGATATTTGGATTAGGGCAACAAAATGAGGTTGCGGAACGTAGAAGTATTTTAATAGCATCATTCGTTTTAATATATATGATATTGTTCGGACACGGATTACCCTTGAAGTTAAATAAAATTTAGATACTTATAATTCCGTTTTAAAATGCCCGCCGATCTAAATAAAAAATTTCTAAGCAAACCATTTACCCTCAAGATATTGCTGGATGCCTTCTGTAGAACCCCGAAAGAACACCAACCATAATGAGCAGTTACCCGAGCCAAAGACTATTTCCCTGCAGCGGGACATAATAATCATGATTGCTAGAAACTGAAGGGCATATTGATAATTCTCTGATTGATTTACTAAATCAACTGATGTATCCGACCTGCGAATGTGGCGAACTTCATCCATAAAATGAAATGAATTATCCGGCAATCCAGCAGTCATCGCCTCATAAAACTCTGTCTCATCACTTTGAATTAAGAATCGGGTCTTAGGAGATTTTGCTAGAATATCACGGGCTCTAGCAAGATAATCTTCATAGGGAGGCAGGGTAGTCTCAGTTACTTTATCATTCCCCCGATGAAAGAGAACACATGTATTCTCAGACTTGATTTTGTATTTCTTTTGGAGATCTTCAACAATCTGGTCTATTGCTGAAGATGGTGTGTAATACCGGCGAATAAAAGGCAGAATATCCTTTAGGGCCAATTTTCTGTAATCTGTAAACTGGTCTGATTGCTTGAACGGAATGGGATGGAAAAAAGAAATCTTACCATTTACCTTTTCCAAGAAAAACTGTTCTATGATTGACTTCTCAGGAGGGTAGTCTGTAGGCGTATAGAGACCAAACTGCTGGGAACTATCTATTGTCGTAGGAGGTCGCGTAATTCCGCTGTAGTATTCTAATATCTTCTCAAGGCGAAAAGAGCACTCTGAGAAAAAACCGCTATTCTCCGTTGATGAAACTACAAGGGTCGCAGGAGCACGCTTTTGCGAAGGTACACGCCGCCAAGAAGACATTTTTCTTAGCGGAGGTTATTCTTTTTGGTTGTTACCGAAGGCAGCAACTAGGATTTTGGGTAAGATCTGCTTTAGCAGAACATCCACAACTGAAAAGAGTACGGGATTGACTCTGCTTTAGCCGAGGCACATCTGTAGTGTATCCGCCAAATCATACTTCTTAGAGACGCTATTAAAAAGCAAAAGCCAAGGAGCAGCCACTGCTTGATTCGCTGTGGACCATGCTGCTAATTTCTTCTCAATTCTCCCACAAGTCGCATCTTTCCGCTCCTTGTACTTATCCGATCCAGCAGAAATCTCATCACCCTTATTCTTTGCTCCCGGATGGACGAACTCAAAGGTTCCAGTCCAACCATCTTTCTCCAAGATATATCGCATCAAGGAATAAATCTGCATCTGAATATCCCGCAGCAAGGGTGCTATGCTTTTCTGGTTTTCAATTCGCACGACGGAAGCCTTCTTTAGAATTGGTATTCTGGATTCTACAAATACCCGAATCTTCCCAAATACATCTGCTGGAGACATACTTTTCACTTTCGCAGCCTTGTAGGGCATTAAATAGTACTTGGCCACTTCCTCCACTAAAACAGCCTTTGTCTTCTTCTTAGCGTCGGCCCAGCCCAACTCCGTAGCAAATTCACGACAAGTCGCAACCGTCTTAATTTTTTCGGGGTCAACTGCTGAGAAGCCCTTGAATCCCTTCTTGCCGCATTTCTTACACAATAGGGCTTCTGCCTTATACGACCATGAAGCCGGCCCCTTACAGGATTGAACCGAGCAACGTGTAGATAACTGAGCAGATGAATCCGAAACCAAGTTGAAATTCTCCCATAAAAGGATATTCAAGATATTTCCGCTAACATCACATTCAGCAATACAAATACCCAAATTCTTAATTCCAGGATCAATTGAACAAATTGTTGTCGTCATTATCTTAATGAATACAATATTTGTTTAGACTCTAATTGCCTAGGTTATTTTTGACGCAAATAGCAAAGATAAAGTTTTACATTAAATACGAATCTTTTTGGTTAAAATTCTCAGGAGTAAAAATTTGTGTTTAAGAATTTTATATATTTGATGGATTAGCACATTCGGGGTCTTCTATTACTTCAATCGTGCGAACAGAATTTGTACGCACCCAATGAAGTTGTTCAAGAGTTTCTACATGATATTGCAGTGTTATAATATAGTGATTAAACCGAATATTTATACAACCTTGTGCTAAAAGTAGTATGCCAATAATTGTTCCCAGAATAATTGTTGAATCCATTTCATCTCCTATTCCTTTGCGTCTTTTGTTTACGCTGTCTTTTTCTCTCAACGATTGTTAGAAGACGCTGTTTAGCAGAAGGAAGAGATCGCGGTAAACGCCGTGAAAGTCGTAATTTAGGCCAAGCATTAACATAAACCTTGGCAAATGCTTCAGGATCACGCCCTTTTTTCTCTTCCTCAAAATACATTTTTAGAAATTGTTCTTTCATAAGATGACTATTCATTCGTGTCATAGCATTACGGAACATAGGCCTATCCTCTTTTGTCAAAACTGTATTTGTTAGAGATCGGCTTGGTTCTCCAATACCATACTTGAACGCATCCATTCCCTATTTTCAGCAATTAAATTGTTCGGATGAATTCCCAGCCTAAGTCAACGCAAATCTTCTGCCAGATGTTATCTTGCATATAGAGTTTTTCATGACTTTTCAGCAGGGGAAAACACGGTAAAAAGTCGTCCAGTTCTAGCAGTTGACAAAACTTGTATAAGACGTATGAATATGACAAAAAGTTACTGCGACCCCGTGGGCAATGCCGAATAAAAGACGGCTGAATTTCCTTGAACATGTAACGCAACTTATCCTCCATCTCCCGTGACATAGTGGGAGCACAAAACGCATTCATCCGGTGTAAGATGTGTGGGATATGCTCGTAGAATTTATTCAAATGGAGTTTCTTTAAGACCTCCCGGAGTTTCTGAGGCTTCAGTGTACGTGGATCCGTAATCCGCTCCTTCTTGATTTCCGCCAGAATGTTCTCATATACATCTGCTGGAATCTCAGTACTTTCTTTGGCTTGAAACTGGGCCAACCATTCATTGAAATGGTTAATCTTCTTATAAGCAAAGTATGAGATTTCACGAGGAGGGTCCTTGTAAGAAGGCTTCTCGGAATCCACCAAAATGAAGTCCTGATAGCCACACCCCGAGCAGCCCAAGGTTGCCTCATTGTGATAAAAGACCATCTCTGTTTCACAATGGGGACAAGCACCAAAATCAGGTTCTATGCCAGAACCCGGTAGAATTCCACCACGAATCGAAGTTGGTTCAATGATACTCAAATAACGCTCCAGTGCTTTGTCCCTCTGAAGGCCATTTGAATCTTCTATATCCCGGGCTCGAATAATCCTCTTGACCTCCTTTATCTTCTCCGGAGGCATAGGCTGCGAAATGGACGACTCTGCTTCATCTGTGGCATCACTTCCAGCAGGAACAGGATTACCGCTAAAATAGTTGAGAACACTATTTTGAGGAGTCCGCAACTTACTTGCGGGTTTCTTGTGTCCTACATGATGGCCTGAAGCAATCTTTTCCTGTGAATCATAATAATTAAATAGAATGTCTCCAACTTGTAAAAAATAATCAAGTCGTTCATCATCTTTTTGAAGACGAACGACCTGCTGTTCTAGATCTTGTAATTCTTCGGTCATAACTTTATATTCATCAGAATGAAAGGCCCCGGTGAAGGCGTCAATTTGTTCTTCCTTATCTTTAATTTTTTCTTCTAAATTTGTCACTTGAGCTCTTTTATCATTCATTGTTCGCATTTTCTCAGCATGAAATGCTTCTAAAGTGGTTGGCATCTCCGTTACTTCTTGAGCCGGAGCATCCATAGTATGAAGAACCATGTGAAGAGGTTTTTGTTCAGACATTAACTATACCCTATCTTTGGATGTTCCTTATGTCTGCTCGGAGATGCGGGGATTTCCAAGGAATGTTTACCCCGGGTTCCCTCAGCAGATA